GTGAGTTGCTAAAGAATCTAATAAATTTGTTAAATTGCTAGAATCGGCATTAATTTTATTGAGCTTTTCTTGTGCCTTAACATCTTCTTCCGCTTTTCCTTGGGCAAAAGTGGATTTTCCCGCTATAAGAGGTTTATAATCTAAATCACTAACATTTCTAGCTGTTTGTTGCATTCCTGCTTTTTGAGCTCCAGCTTGTCCATAGCCTCCTAATGTTTGAGCTTGTCCTTGTTGATTAATTACCGCACCTTCTCCAGCTATATTTCTTTTAACGCCAAGATATTGAGCTTGTTGTTCTGCTGGTAAAGTTTTATAATATTCAAATTCTCTAATCGCTGAAGGAATATTGGCATTTTGAGATTGTGGCAATATCATTGATAAATAATAAGCTTCTCTACTTTCAGGACTTAATCTTGAAGCTATGCTTGCTAATTCAGGATTACCTTTTTCAGTAGCGAAATTAGCAAAAGCTTCTGCATCGCTTGCATTTAATTCAACTAATTTTTGTTGATTTTTATATTGAGCATATGCACCAATTCCAGCAGTTAACCCTTGAGCAACAGCTCCAAACGCCCCCGCTCTTCCACCTCCAAAGTTATCGCTATTCATAGCAAATTGACTAATACCTTGTGATTGTGCTAAGGCATTTTCTAAAAGCTGTCTATTTACATTTTGTCCTTTTCGTGCTAATGTTTCGACTCTTACATTTTGTCTCATTAATTAACCCTCTTAAAATCAATTCCAATTTTAGAGTAATCAACCATTTTATAACCCTCAGGACTTATGCTGACGGCTTCAGGATAGGTTTTTTCAACATCTTGAGCCATAACACCTTCAAAGCGTCCAGCTCCATGATTGCTATTTTTATATTCAAAAGAATAAATAGGCAAGTAATTTATTACTTTATTTTCAAATTTAATGTTAGTTTTTAAAGAAACATCTGAAAAGAAATTACTGACTCCTCCAGCTGCACCAATTCCTTGAGCTGATCCGCCAACTAACGATCCTACAGCTTGCCATTTAGCTGCGTTTGCTTGAGCATTAATTTGTCTTCTAGCTATTCCTTCTTGTGATTGTCTATTTAAAGACGCTTGCTCCGCACCCATCAAATCTAAACCTTGATAATTAGTTTGATATTGACCAAAATTTGTTCCAGCTCCTACTTGAGTTCTACCAAGTAAAGAAGATATTTCATTAAATCTTGCTTGTCTTTGAGCTTCAGCCGTTTGTATACCTGTTAATAAACTTTGCAAAGATAATTGGTTTAATTGCTCGCCTTGTTGCCTTTCAAAACGGTTCATCTCACTATTATAAGCATCACTTCCAATTGGAATGCCCCTATTAGCTAATTCAACCGCTAAAGCTTGTTTTTGACTTCTTAACTCAGGTTCTAATTGTTTTTTACCCAATTCAAAAGTCGCTTGCCTAACTGCTTCATTATCAGTTGTAGGTAAATTTCCACTTAAGGAGCGACTTAATTCACTTGCTAATCGCTCTTGATCAAGTCTTTGTGATTTAGTAAAATCGGATTCGTTTAAACTAATTGTGTTTGTGTAAGGATCATAAATTTGAGATCCTTCGGGGGTTATAATATTAGGATTATTTAATAATAAATCTTTTTGCTCAGTTGGAGATAATTTAGAAAATAAACTATTATTTGCTATATTCTGAATTTCTTCTGCAGTCATAGGAGTGCCATCAGATTTTTTATATTCGCTTCCATATTTTCCAGCCATATAGCCCCCTGTTGCTCCTCCCACAATTCCAAGTGGACCAGCAAGCGAACCTAAAGCTCCCCCGTATATAGCACCACCAAGTCTTGTATCGCCTCCTGGTAATTTTGAAACTACGCTACCAACTGCTTTTTTAAAACTACTTCCAATTCCCATAAATTTTTAAATTATATTACTAACATTAACACTATAATCTGTTCGATACCAGCTTAATTGCTGTCCTTTTAAATTAGCTTCAATCCTCATTGACAAATCAACTCCTTGTCCTGACGAGTAAACTAATTTGTTTTGTGTTTCATTTTCACTAGACCATTCTGCAATATCCCATTCGGCTTCATCCCAAATGCTACCACTTGCTTCAACCGAGTTAGTTTGTTTGCTTTCAGTTCTACCATAATCAAAATTAACAATACTATTAATTATTGCAGATCCATCAATTTTTATAGTGTTTCTATAACTATTTACAATTTTTTCTGCAGGAGATCCTAAATTATTGTAAGCTGTTTGTGCTTTACAGTTAATATAAGTCCCATTATCTTCTAGTCCGTTATCAAATAAATAAACTTTACCATTTCCCCCAAAATAAAGTCTTTGATTATACAAACCCCAAGTAATAGCATTTAATCCTGTAAATTTCCAACCTGCTCCAGTAATTGTATTAAATCCATATTGGATGTATTTTGTATTTGTGGCAACTGGAACATTAAAAAATAATAATGCACCCCTAGGATAAGATATTACTTCCCAACCGTTATTATTTATATAATCTTGAGCTACTTCTAAAACTGCACCACTTAATTTTGTTTGTTGTGTAGCTTGACCTTCATTTTGCAATACTGTTGAAAATAACACGAAATCTTGATTTGTTAATAATGCAACATCACCAGCAACTTTTGTTGTTGATCTTATTGACATTGGAACGCCTATTTTATAAACGCCAATTAAAGACCATTGATTAGCTTTACTTGGATCATCTCCTTCGTAAAGAACCGCATAACCATTAGACATAATAAAAGAACAATAATCATCAGCTCCAGCCCCGCCATCTCTTGAAATTGTTTCCATCCTAATAACATTTCCACCATTAGGACAAACATAAGATAAATCAAATTTTGAAAATGTTCCCGATATTGCATTTACTGCTCCATGCCAAAAATAAGGTTTTGTAGTATCCCAAACAAAAACAGTATTTTTAAAAATATTGATTCCATTTAAGGCTGAAGCAGTTCCTCCAGTTGGACTAATAGCATTGCTTGTTATTGTAGAACCATCAAATTTAATTGGAGAATCTGCACCATTTACTAATATAGTATACCCATTAAAAGCTACTTGTTGCGATTTATTGTTTGTATAACCAGATCCTAAAACATTTGTGCTTAATGGATTTGTAATATCTGTTATTTGGTTATTGTGGCAAGCTAAAAATTTTCTTACACTTTGAGAATAATGTTCAATTAAAGTTTCTATATATCCAGTTAATCCAGTGCAATATTCACTATATCCATTCCTTGATTTAACAGAACCTTGTTGTGGTATAAAATTCTCTAAAACAACAGCATCAGTAGGTTCCATGTTGCTTTCACTATCACGAGTATTTAAACCGCCATAAGGAGCTGGTATGTTAACCCTTAAGGCTTGACCGTTTCTTTCTTGCAATAATGAAGGTGAAGTTCTAACATTTAACACGATTAAACATTTATTGGTTTAAAAGCACTAATTTGTGCATTATACATTTTTAAAGTTGGAGCAGAATTTATTGTTCCTCTTGAGCCATTAGCCTTTATTCTTTCGGCAATCGCTTTTTCTGCAATATTTTTTTCGTCGGCATAAGCACGACCATTATTTTTTAACCATCTCCAAGTAGTATCTAATCTTAAAATATATTCATCGATTACTGGAATATCAGTATCAGCTAAAAATTCAGTTTGTTCTACATTTGCGGAACTTTTGACAATATATTTTGAAATATACTCAAAAACATAACTTTCTACAACAGATGGTGTTCGATGAATAACTATTTGATTATTCTTAATTCGATAATATTCTATTGTTTCGGCTTGAGTTAATAAAGAATTTTTTAGTATTCTCCAATTTTCAGGAGTTAATCCTCCAATCATAGCCCAGTTTTGACTAGCATTCCAGAATGTATTGTCAATCATTCTATCAAAATCAGTTGGCAAGTTATAGGTTGCTTGATCAACAACGCTAGAGAAACTATATTCTTTTTGTAATTCTTGCCATTGATAATTTCTTGCCAAATCTGTAATACTTACCTTTGCAGCTTGAAATATTTGTTTAGCAACATCATCATTATTACCAATGATAGCAGAGGGAATATTTGTTGATTTAGTTTCTTTTAAAATATCTGTGCAAAGAGTAAGTAAAGTCATTATTCTAAATTAGTTTGAATTGATTCAGATTCTTCTTTTGGTTTATTTCCTTTTTTATTAGAATTTTGCAATTTAGCTAATTCTTTTTTAAGGCGATTGATTTCATCGTCTTTATCATCAGCTTTTTCTTTATTTTCTTTTCTTGCTTGATAAATTGCAAATGCTTTTTTGTATACCTCATTATACTTATATCTTTTTTTTACTCCATTTACATTTATAATCATGTCATTTTTTTCAACATTTTTACATACAACAGCAAACGGATCATCTCTGTTAGAAATTTCAACATATAAATCATAAATAAAATTACCACTTTCATTTAAAACATTAATTGTTTCAAAATCTTCATTAGTAATTTGTCTTTTTTTATCAAAAAATTGGATAATAAGTTTATCTTTTTCTTCAACTCTGTGTTGATTAATTTGTTCTACAATGTTCATAAATAATATATAAAAGTTAAATCAAAGGGGCAGTTAAGCCCCTTTGATAATAAAAACTAAGCAGCTAAAGCATCATCCACAAAAGGACGATCAATTTCAAACTCAGCTAAGCCAGACGATGGAGTTCCAACCGCAGAAGCACCTTTTGCGTTTTTAACTCTATCACCAGGAACAGCGGTATCATCAACTGAACCAGCGGTTGCAGTAGAATAAACATTAGCATTATCTAAAAAGCCTGTTAAAGCTTTTCCGACAGCCTTTCCTTTAATTTGATACCAACCATAATTACTAGCAACACAACCGGACATTGCAATTGCAACTGACCCAATATCATTAGCAGCTAATAAAGAAGTTGAATAGTCATCAGGAATATAATGAACCCAAGAGCCAACTGCTGTTGAAGCGACTCCTTTTAAGTAGATAAATTCACCAGCACCATAAGCAGTAGTGTCTTTATCGTAAGCTTGAATAATTTTTCCAAGAGGAAAATTTTGAGTTGTTGAAGTATCAGCAATTTTTTGCTTGATAATTTCTTGTTCCATTGAAACAAAATCAGACATAATATTTTCTCCTTAAAATTAGTTTTTAGCAACACCATGAACTCTAGCAGAGCTAATAGTCAAATTACCATACAGATAAATTGGCGTAATAAAATACAATTGATTAACTGGTCTTTGAGTATCGCCTTTTGTAAATAATGGATTATTTAAATGTTGAAATTTAACATAATCAGTATTTATAAAATACATATGGTTGCTAGGGCAGTTTGGATCGTAAACAACAGCAGATGATTTATAAGCTAATTGTTCAAAACCTAATTTACCTTCTCCAGTATTTGTAATTCTTTGAATTTGCTGCAATGAATTTTCAAAAAATGAAAAGTAATTGGTATCCGCAAGAATTAAATCAGGATAAGCTCCTTCTTGAACTTGACAAGACAAATAAAGACTATTCATACCAGCTTGAATGTTAGTTGCCGAAGCATTGCCACCAGCAGAAGTAGAAAAATCATAAACTTGGTTTCTCCAGAAAGTATTTCCAGTACCAGCACGATCGATACCGCCTACAGTTCCAGTTGTTGGATCATCAGCAATTAAAAGTTGTAAACCGCCAATAGTTTTTCCACCTGAACCAGTACCATCACCAAATAAAGCAGACCCTAATTGATTTTTAATGCTATCAAGTAAAACTTGTCTTTTACCTTCTAATAAATTAAAAATTCTTGATTCTCCAGCATTTTGCAAAAGTTCTTTTTCAGAAATTTGATCAGTTCCTGAAATGAATTTTTGAGAAAATACAGCAGTGGTGAATTCTTCTTGTGGAGTAGTGTCAAGAAGATCTGTTGGATCTTGCCATTGAACAGTTGAGTTAGAAGAATAAGCAATGTTTTCAATAAAGGTTTTACCGCCGTTTTCATGAACGATTTTACCTTTATTTTGTAAAGCTTTAAGTAGTGCGTTATTACCAATTACCGAAGAGGTAATTTTATCTTTCATAAACTTATCTAAAGTAGATGAAATTAAATTTGTATAATTTGAATTTCCAGGCATATAATTAAATATTTAAAATTTATAATGTTTTATAAATATTTTCGGATTAAAGCTTTTTGTTCTTCCTCATAAGTCATTGGCTTAGCATTTGAAACAGGCTTAGAAATTTTTTGTTGCTTTTTAGCTTCATCAAATTTTTCCTTTTTTTGCCCATTTACTTCATTTAAAATTTTTGCTCTAATTTTTTCTTCATAATCAGGTTGCAATCTTTCAAGTTTAATATAGGCAGTTTTAAGTGCTTGTTTTCTAATTTTTTGAGGATAATAATCTTGAATACCATTTTTTTGTAATTCATAATTATAAAAATTAACAAATTCTTGTTGGTAATTTGCAATTAATTCTTCGCTATGTGAAGTATCTTCTAAAAATTCAGCCAATAATTCTTTTGATTCTCTTTTATTTACTTCGTCCTGTAATAATTTATAAGATTCTTGATGTATAATTTGAGCAATTTTAGCGTTTTTTTCAATCATCTCTTCAGGAGTATAATATAACTCGTCTTGAACAGGATCTTGATTTACAAGTTGGTTTATATCAAAACCAACTCTTTCAGCTAAAGCTTTTAAAGTTTCAGCGGGATTTGTTTCTATTCTTTTTAACAATCCACTTACATTTTCAAGCTCTTTTTTTGTATTGCCTAATTGGAGATGTAGCCTGTCTTCTCTTGCACGCTGTTCCTTAGCAATTTTTATTGTTTTTTCCCTATCTTCAGGGTCTTTAAATGTTTTGACAGCTTCGATTAATTCTTTAGGTAATCCAGATAATTCTTTATCAAGATTTAACTCTAATTTTTCGTCTTGGCTCTCATTATTTTCAGTTTCTTCTTCTTGTGATGTTTCAATTTCTTGATTTTTCTCATTAGAAGTATTTTCTACAATTTCATTTTGATTTTCAACAGCTTGTTGCTCTTGATTATCAACATTTTGCTTGATTAATTCAAGCATTTCGTTTTTGTAGTTTTCTGTTAGCATAGTAAAATAATTGGTTAATAATAATTGTCAAGTACTTTTATTTATAGTCTTTAATATGATGCCCTGTTTGTTTTAGAGCGTCAAAATAACTTTTTTTAGTAGTATAATTTTTACCATCGGCGTGGTTATAAATTGAACCATATTTATTAATGTAGCCATCAATTGTCAAATCTTCTTTTAAGCCTTCGGGTAATTTTTTTATTGAACAAACTTCTATTTCTAACCAGTTAGCTTTTCCATTAATATAAGTAAGTCGTTTAGTTGTCATATTCCAAAAGATTATTTACTATTTCTTGTTGTTTTTTTAATTGTTCAGAATAATATTTATTATTTGGATCTATTTCTAAGGCAAATTTTACCCCCCTTAAACTTAATTTAGCTTCTTCTAGCGTTGAATCTTTTAAAAACTTATTAAAATCAAATGGAATAGTATATTCTTTTACACTATAATATCCATCAGGAATTGAAGCTCCTGCAGTAATGGTTTTTTGGTCTTTACTTCTTAACAGATAATACATTATTATTTTTTTTTAGATTTACCTGCTTTAGATAATGCAATAGCGATTGCTTGTTTTTGCGGTTTTCCTGCTTTCATTTCTTTTTTAATGTTAGCAGAAATCACTTTTTTTGATGAACCTTTCTTTAATGGCATAAAATATAGATTTTGGTTTTAAATTTTTAATAAATAATTCGTTGAGAATTTCTTCAACAACAGTTTTGTTTGTAAGCTCTTGTTTTATTAGTCCTTCAACAAACTCTTTTTTATCCTTTCTTAAAATGAGTTCAATATATCTATCAATTTTATCTGAATTATGAAATTGTTTTAAAAACTCAAAATTAATTTCATCTTTTTCATCAAAATAGATTGCAAGCATCTTTCCTTTTATTGGGCAAGTAAAATAACAAGTTTCTATCATATTTGTGTTGGTTGGTTAGCATTGCGAATTTGTTCATTGACAATTTCAGTTCCAGCTTTAACTTTTAAATCAAGTCTTTTGCTTTCTCTATCAGCTTGTCTATTAACATCTTCAAATTCAAGTTTACTTTCAAATTCATTTTGTTGATTTAGCAATTTAGCTTTTTCAACATCAACTTTTTGTTGTTCAATTTGCAATTTACCCATTACTTCTTGTTGTTTTAATTGTAATTCTTGTTGCTTCATTTGTATTTCCATTTGAGCTAACATTTCTTGAGCATCTGGAACATCTTCTTCATCATTTCTTAAGAAATTTTCAAGATTTCTACCAACTTTAAAGGGTTTACTTGCAAAAATTATAAATTCATTTAATGCATCTTTTGAAACTACTCCACTTTGAACTACTGGAGACATTGCTTGAACCATTCCAGAAATTGTTTGAATATAAGCGACTCTATCAGCTTTTTCTTGGTTTTGATCAATCTTAATTGTTGAGTCGGTTTCAATATCAATATTTATGCATCTTAATTTATCACTTTTGAGCATTTTTTCAAGTTTACCTAAATCTTTATATTCAATAGCAAAACCTTTTAGATCTTCCATAATTTTATCCATTGTTTTTTTATAACCAGCTTGAGCTTGGGCGGATAACATTTGAAGTTTTTCTTGATATTGCGGATCTTTAGGATCTAACATAGATTGAGCTTCTTGAACTTGAGCATCAAGCTTCATTTGTGTTGCTTCTTTGATTCTTTCAACATCATGAATTTTTAGACCAGTTAGTTCCATCAATTCTTCAATTGAATATTTTTCAACTGCTAATTCAGCTAACAATCTTAAAGTATCTCTAATGGTAAATTCAACTTCTTTTTGTAATGGTTGAATACGAGAAATTGCAAAATTACCTTTTAATTGTTGAGCCGTTGCTGTTTCACTTGCCACAGAATAGCCTCTAACAATATCACTTAATCCCGTAATTTCCTGAATATCAGCTTTTAAAGCAAGTTTTTCTTGTCTTAGTGCTGTGATAGTGTTAACAATCTCGGCAAGTGGTTTAAATACTATTAATTTTCTAGCATCATCAATATTGGCAGTAGTTTTAAGCGGTTTAAATTGCCCATCTTCGCCATTCATAATATTTTCAACATCTGCTTGTTCAGCAAAAGATGTATAAGCACCGGTAAATTTTGCTTGTTTAATTAAGCTAGCTATTCTATCATCAATTTCACTTAAATTCTCAGCATGTTTTTTATATTGACGATAAAGTGGTAGAGGTAATAACTTAGATGATTCATTGAGACCCATTGGCATTGGAATTGGGAAGAAATTTTTAAGATTATATCCATCTCCCTCACTTGATAAAACAAAGCCATCTCCAGCAAAAGTAATAAAATGGCAAACCTTATTTTCTTTATCCCATATTTCCCAGACTTCACAAAGCTTATAAAGATCTTCTTTTTCTTCTTGTAAGTATTCAAATTTCTTATTGGTCATTGGCACTTCCTCACCTTTTTTGCCAAAATATTCAACTAATTCCCTTCTTGAATAATATTTTCTAAAAGCAACCCATCTCAATTTCTTCCATTCTTTTTCAGTTGATTTAAGAAAATCTTGATAATCAACAAATTCAATTGTAAAAGATTTTTTTGACTCATCAACATCATAAGAAGTTTCTTCTTCCTCAACCTCCATTTCTTGAGCGTCTTCTTCCATGTCTGATTTATTACTATCATCTTCAACTTCGCTATCATCTTCATTTTCTTTTTCGGGTTTCTCAACTTTAATTTTTTTCTTAACTTTAGTTTTTATTTCCAACGGCTCTGGCGGTATGAATACAATTCTTGGAATGCCTATTCCTTGGATTAAATAAGAATCTCTAACTTTTTCAATTTGATTTTCAGCGTCTGACTCTTTTAATTGATAATTTAACAATCTTTCTACCAATTCGCTAGAAACTCTTGCAATTTCATCATTGTTATAATTAGCTTGAGCAATGTTAATTTTTGGAAGTTTACTAAAAAGTAATGGCTTTAAAACTTGGGTATTGCTCCAAAAAATTGGATAATTATCAGCATTGTTATTTTCATTTTCTTGGCAATCATAAACATCTTGAAATTTTTTTGCTGTTTCTTTTGATTTTTCGTGATAACTTTTAGCATTGTCAATTTCTCTTCGCCAAATATCAATCAAGGCTCTTTCGCCTTTTGCAGTGGTTAACTCGTCTTGTGTTTCAATTTGATTCATGTTCATAATTTTTGAATATAATTATCTTTTTCTTTTTGTCAACAGTTTATTTTCTTCTTTGATTTTATCAATTAATTTTTGAATTTCCAGCTCTTTGTTGATTGATTCTTGTAGCGTCATTGGTTTTTTTATCTCAGCAGGAATAATTGGTTTAGTCATGCATAAATATCTTAAAGTGTCAACTGCGTGATCCTCCATATCCGTGTTAAGATCTTCCGGCTTGGAGTTATCATATTGCATAGTTGGTAATGTTCTAAGTAAATTTTTGCAATTCTTTGTGATGTATAAAAGCGGTTGACCATCTTCATTTCCTGTTAATCTTGCCCTTATTTGTTGCCAACCTGCTACTCTTTTATTGTCGGCAGGAAGCCAACCAATGTTTTGAGCTTCAAACTGATTAGCTATTGATTGACCAGATGAAACATCAAATATTGCTGGATCCGCTCGCATTTCATCCATTTTTTCACCCATTTGTAGTTCCTTGATAGTTTTAGCAATTTCAGCACTTCCCATTTTCAAGCCTTCATTAGCTTTACCAGTGCACCCATAAAACTCCCTGTAAATAATAATTGAACCTCTTGGAAAGCTTCTTTTTATTCCTCCACAATCAACAAGTGAGCCATCACTAACAGCACCCCAAAGCACACAAAACGGCTTAGAATAACCCCAATCGAAAGCCCTAATTTTAAACCAAGAGTGAGGCACATTTACATAATCAACAA